GGTATCCCATTAGCCACTCGACCCACTCCGGGTTCAGACTGCCACCATCCTTCTTCCATTGGCTTGAATTTGCTTTCGCTACCCTCTGTGGCAACAGACTTCTTTTCGATTCCGTCACCTTTGGCCCGCTGTCCTTGTAGTCTCTCGCTGTCGGAGTCGGCCACATCTTCTGTTCCTCTTCCTGTACCGCTACTGTCAAAGGTGTTCCCCCTTGTGCGTACTTCTTCGTTCTCTCTGTTGCTGAGTCTTGTGTTGGAGTCGGCCACATCTTCACTTGTTGTTGTAGTGGTGGCTTCTGCCCCCCTCCTGGATGATTCTTTCTCGGTTTCTTGATGTTCGTGTGATCGAAAGCTGTCGGAGTTGACCAAAGATTGCCTGGACTCGGTGGTGGTTTCATCTTGCTTTTCACTTGCATGGTTAGATTCGGCATAGTCGTTCCGTTGTTGTACTTCTCCATTCTCTCCTTGAACTTCTCCATGTCCATGTCCTGTTCGTGTGCTATCGGAGTCAACCACATCTCGTTTTCCGATAATCCAGATTCTATCTCTTCTGTGGGGAGCTTCGACACCGCAAGCTGGAATAATAAACGATTGCGTGGCGTAACCTTCGGTTTCCAAGTCAAGACACACATCATCGAGTGCCACGTTGACGAAGCCACCAACGTTTTCGACAATGACCCAAGTGGGTTTTTTGTGCTTAATAATTTCATACATGTACGGCCAGAGGTGTCTGTCATCTTCCTTGCCTTTTTGCTTCCCGGCGAGGGAGAACGGTTGACAGGGGATTCCTCCACAGATGAGGTCAAATTCTTGAATAAGTCTTGTTGGTTCATTTCCAATCTCCTTTAGGTCTTTATATATTGGCACTTCAGGCCAGTGTTTATTTAATACTTTACGACAGAACTCATCATACTCACAAAAAGCTACGGTATCAAAACCACCTGTAGCCTCTAGTCCAAGGCTGAATCCTCCTATCCCGGAACACACATCTAATATCTTAATCATGTTTCTAGATTATCTATTGTTTGAATTGTTTCTTCTATCCAGTTTTTTAAAACAATATGATTTGCATCGCTCAACATACGATTTTTATTAGATACAAATTCTCTTACCGCACGATCACTTATGTTACCAATGTATCTACTTATAGAAGCATCAGTAAAACCATACTCTTTCATACGTTCTAAATCTTTACGCATTTGTATTGATTCAATCTCTTTCATGTTTACTCCAAGGTTTCTCCATTTGATTATCTTCTAAGTAATACCAAGTGTTCTTACCTGGTACGTTATGTGTCTTCACCTTATCTCCAAGATACTTCTGAACATGTGATACACCGTATCTTGCTGCTCTTTCTCCTGAAGCTAGGTCTTTCTCTTTCAATGCAGTTCGAGCCAATAACTCTAGCTCTTGTCTTGTATAGAACTTATACGAACTCATTGCTCCAGCTATGACTCTAGCTATCTCTACTTCATCAGGACTGTCTTGTGCATCCACAGTTCTAAAGAAGCCACGCTCAAAGTCAAAGTAAGCTAGATGTTGATCAGGCTCTCTCGCGTTTCTTGCCTCATAAAACAATGAGACGTTAGGCTTTGTACCTGACAGCTTGACACCTGAATCCATCCAACCAGCAAAGGCACTACCACCACGAGCAGACATGAACGACAGATCGTCTGCCCTTTCCTTACCTGTGTGGTGAGCAATGATCACTGCTACTTTGAATAGTTCTATCAACTTATCTATCCTAGATAACATCTCATGGATCTCTGAGTTAGAGTTCTCTTCACCACTAAAGAAGTTAATAATAGGATCAATCATAACCAAGTCAGGCTTATGATACTCAATACTCTCAGCTATGGCATCCATGTCACTATCTCTCATGATGTTCTTTCTGAGTCTGCCAGATGCTATCAGGTTTGATTTACCCAAGTTGTATAGCTCCGGGTCATGATGAAAAGGCTTGTAATACATCTCTATTCTTTTCTTTAAGAACTCATGAATGATCTCTGCCTGTAGCCACATAACCTTTAGAGGTCTAGAGAACTGTGTCCCCATAAACTCTGTACCTGTTGTGGCAGAAGCAGCGAATGCCCCTAGCCAATGTGACTTACCTATCTTAGGTTTACCTAGTAGTAAGACTCTTGATTGTTCAAATACAAATGCATCCCCCCAAAACTGTTCGATGCGACTTGAGTCCATCGTATCCCAGAAAGGATCATTGAAAGACTTTAAACCTAATGGATCCTTCTCAACTGTGACTTGACTCTTCTGTTGGTCAATTGGATCTTCTTGATCCATAATCTCTTTGAGTTCATCTGCTAATGGTATCTGCCATTGGCTTGTGTTCCATTTCAATATGCCTATGTCTGAGTCTTCTTGGTTTCTTTTTAAGTGGCCTGTACAAATACTATTGGCGGTATGTAATACCTCTTGCACACTCATAGGTGGGTTGTTGGTTTGATTCCAGTCCAATGCTTTGATGATGACTTCTCGCATGCCCCATCCTTCCAGGATCCACTTGCCTACCAATCGTGCAAGCATGTCATTACGCATTCCAGATTGCACACCATCTAATGATAGAGGTGTCTTGTTATCTAGACTGATCTTGCCATCGTTGTTGAAGTCATAGATGACATTCATATCCTGACTGTTGAGTACAGGGAGATCATCCATTGAATCAATGATCACATCATCGACAGTTTCAAACATATACTTATTAGAAGGACTGACCATGACGTAGCCACCCTCTCCTCTGATATCTAGTCTGCCTGTTGTGTTTCGTATAGTAAGGTTGGGATTGATTGCGTAGAAGTAATGATAGCCACCACGAGGAGTCTTCTGTTTGAGTGTGGTTCTTGTGATCTTACCTGACTCTACAAAGTCACAAGCTTCTTGTGAGTCTGCATCTAATACAACAAAGGTGATGCCTGTCACCACCGCCCAATTACATTTGGGGAACTGTCTGTACCAATTGCCTATGTCACCTTTACTAGGTTGTCTTGTGATGTAGTCAGACCATTTGACTCTTGGTGTCTTTGACCAGCGTTTAATTAATATGTCTTCTTCTTCGTTGGGATGTCTTGCTTTGAAGTAATCTGGGATTACATCATCTCTAGAGCCACAAGGTATTAGATGAAAGTTGTTTTCATAATATGAAACCAACATATCTTTGCGTGACTTAGCATCGATCTCGTCTCCAACAAGATTGAATTGTAAATCGAGAGACATGTTATCCCTCTACTGGTCCGTATATGCCTTCCCAATCTAAGGCATGCCCGGTTAACTTAATAAGTTTCTTTGCCTGATTTACGGAGGGTTGTCTGCTACCGTATCTCCAAGATCTAATAGTATCAATCGATACACCTAGCTCTTTGGATAAAGGTTCTTCGCCCCTCTTCTCAATATAGTTTTTTAAATTCATGTCTCTCCTGTCTTAATAAGGTGACACGCCTCAAACCGCAGGATACTTCGTCTGGATTAAGTACTGTTGAAACGTGTCGATTTAGATAATAAATGTTTACAGACAAAATGTAAAGTAATCTCTTGACAACAAATTAAATCTGTCTAAGATAGAGTTATTAAAAGTTTGGAGACTGATAATGAAAATGAAAAACCTAAGTGAATTCTGCCTTGCAGATTTGTTAAAAGAAAAGAAAAAGAATTTAACAATGCAAGCTGATTTAAAAAAAGCCAGTGCAGAACTGGACAACGAAATTGCTTCTCGTCCTGAGATACAAAAGCATATTAAGAAACTTTCTAATACTGGTGGATCTACCAGAGTCCCTTTGGATAATCTAATTCCATTGGACATCAGGTTGCAATACAAGATCACTAGATCCTGGGACCAAGAGTTCCTATCTAAAGTAAAGAAAGACATCCCTAAGAATCTATTCCCATTCAAGACACACTACGTTGAAGATACGGCCTTTTCTAAAAAGGTTATGGAAGAGAATCAAGATGTATACGACAAGATACAAGAGGGATTACAAACCAAGATCAATGAAAGACCTTACATACAATTCATAGATCCATTGAAGGGAGATAAGAAATGATAGAAATTGACAAAAGAAATGACCAATGTGCATACATAAAGGTTGGAGATATAACCGTATATGTAGAAGATTCGGAAGCTGCACCAGAGTATGTTCATGTATGGAGGGATAAATTTGATGTTAATGATGATGTAAGTCTATTCCTGACAAGCGATGGGAAAGTAGAAATAAACGGAGAAACAAAATGAGTTTATTAGATACAGTAGAAACAGGAATCAAAGTGCCAACATTAAAGATCAACGTGTCCGGGACTAACGGCATAGGTAAAAGTACCTTTGCTTCACAAGCACCTAGACCAATATTTATTAAGACAGAGGATGGAACAAACTTTATTGATGTACCATCTTTCCCCTTATGTAAAAGCTATGACGATGTATTGAAACAAGTCTCTACATTGTTACATGAAGAACACGATTACAAGACCTTAGTCTTTGATACAACTGATTGGGCTGAGAAACTTATACAACAAAAAGTTTGTCAGAATCATTCAGTCAAATCAATAGAGGCTTTAGGTTTTGGTAAAGGATACACAGAGGCAGCAGAGCTATATCGTTCACTGCTGGCAATGTTTGATGACATTGGAAGTAAGAGAAAGATGAACATCGTCTTGCTATCACATGTATCTATAAGAACTTTTAACGATCCTGAGAGAGAACCTTATGATCGTTGGGAATTGAATCTACACAAGAAGGTATCAGCAATGATAAAAGAATGGGTGGATTTTAATCTGTTTGCGAACTACGAAGTTACAACTCGTACTAGTGGACAGGGCTTTAAAGAAATAACCAGAGGCGTGTCTTACGGCAAGCGGAAGTTGTTTCATAAATATGCAGCCTCGTTTGATGCTAAGTCTAGAGTTGATTTGGGTACCCTCCCATTAGAACTAGAATGGAGTGCCTTCATGACTGCTTTAAAAGAATCATTAAAATCTAAAACAGGAGTAAAAAAATGAGTGATTTTGAAATTAATTTAACTGACGTAGAAGAACTTGATACGAGTTCAATAGGTCCCATGCCAGCTGGTGATTATGAAATGGTTGGTCAAACCTGGGAAGCCAAGAAGAGTAAGGCCAACAATCATAGGATGATCAATATAACTTTTGAAGTTGTTGGTCCTCAGTATGCTGGCAGAAAAGTTTGGGAGAACTTTATGCTTGAAGGTAACGGCTTGAACGTATCTAAAAGCAAGATCCGTAACTGGAGAAAAGCTATGGGATTAGATCCTGATGTAGAGAACTTCAACCTTGAAGCTCTTGAAACCATGATGAACGTGCCTTTCGATGCCTCTCTTAGAATAGAAGAG